CTCGGCCAGCTCGTGGATGGCGGTGCCGATGGCTGCGGCCTCACCGGCTGGTTCAACGGGCATCTGCGACTCAAGCCGCACGGAGCCGGGGCAGGTCATGAACCGCTCGGCGCGTGATGCAGAGAGACGTGCGTGCTTGCGGATGGTGTGGTCTTGGGTCATTGCTGTGCCTTCAGTTGGTTGATCAGTTCGCGGACCTTCTTGGCCAGCTCGGGGGTGAGGTAGTACTCGACGCGGACAAGGCCAGCGGCCTTGCGGCGCTGGCGCAGTGCGGCCACGCGTTGGGTGTTGGTGGTGGTCACTTGGCGGCCTCCTTGGCGATGCGTTTGCCAATCCACGCCACGACAGGCACAGCCCACGAGTTGCCCAGTGCCTTGTAGCGTGGGCCATCGGGGGCTTCTGGCTTCTTGCGCCAAGGGATGTTGGTGTAGTTGTCAGGGAAGCCTTGCAAGCGTTCGCATTCGACTGGCGTGAGTCGGCGCACTTGCATGGCGGTCGGCAGCACATGACCAGCATCCACGGCTTGATTGCAAGCAAAGTTGCCAGCGTCATGGCCGTTTGGGCCAGTGTTGCAAGCCAATGCGCCAACAACTTGGGCCACCGCCACCGCTTGCATCACTGCCGTGCCACCCTGAGAGCAAGTCGGGTTTAGGCCCGTGGCGGCGTCCAGAGTCTTGCTGGTGTCCTCATCGGTGCGAACGTAGAAACCACCCTCTGGGCGGTCTGGGCGCTTGTTGCCGCCGTAGATGTTCACAGGCTGCGCCACACCAAGCATCCCACCCGCACGCCCAGCAACTCGCATGGTGGGGGCCAAATCGGTTGTGGCATCGCGCCCATCGTCATTGCGGCTAAAGGCAATGGGCTGCGCCACCGCATGGCTGTGCCCCTTGGTCAGCGTGTAGGCCGGGTCGCCAGCCTCACCGATGCCAAAGCCTGTTCCACGGCCCAAGGCTTCATGGCGCAAGGCCACCATGGTGTTGATGGGCATGGGCTGCGCCACGCCATCATGCCGACCACCAGCACCACCGCGCAACAACGTGCCTGCAACATCAAGGCTGGCGTTAAGCTCCTCGTCCCACGCAATGGGCTGGGCTACAGGTATACAAAAGTCCAGCTCGTTGGCGTTGCCAGCGGGCCGGGTCATGCCTCCAGTGCTTGCGGCAAGAGTTCCCGCAACTGGTGACATGCCACCGAATGGAGCGCCTGCTCCAGCGCCGGTGGCAGTGTCTTCCCGCGCTTGTCGGCTCGGCGCAGTATCCCGGCGCACGCCGTCGAACTCAAAAAGAACCGCTGTGGGATCGAAGTCTGCTCTAGCACTTGCGACAACGAACACACGGCGGCGTCGTTGGGCCACTCCGAAATATTGGGCATCCAAGGTCCGCCACGCGACTGTTCTCTGGGGGCCAGACACGCAACCAGCGTTTGTCCATTTGCCCCCTGCCGGTTCCAATTCCTTGACTTCCCCTGCAAGGGCGCCAAGAAAGCATCCAAAGGCGTTGTCTTTGGTGCTGAGAACTCCGGGGACGTTTTCCCAGAAGATGATTGCTGGATCATCTCGTCGAACAGATCGAACATGGTCAATTGCATTTGCGATACCTACGAATGTGAGTGAAAGATTGCCCCTTGCGTCGTCAAGGGAGTTTCTGAGTCCTGCCACGCTGAAGGCTTGGCAAGGTGTGCCGCCGCAGAACAGGTCTGGGGCTTCAACCTCGCCCGACAGGATGCGCTCCGGCAGTGCGGTCATGTCGCCCAAGTTGGGCACATCGGGGTAATGGTGAGCCAGCACCGCAGATGGGAACGGCTCAATCTCTGACAGCCATGCGGCCTTCCAGCCAAGTGGATGCCAAGCGACAGATGCGGCCTCAATGCCGCTGCATACTGATCCGAATCTCATGGTGTTTTGTGCCCTTCTGGTGCGTAGGTGTTCCAGACTTCGTGGTCCGGGTCGAGTTCCTTGGCCGCCGCCTTGAGCGCCTTGAACTCGTCCATGCCCCGCTCGTAGGTGCGCATGGCGTCGGAGAAGCGGAAGTCCCAATCGTGGGCCTTGAGTGCGTCGATGTATTGGTTCATGTTCATGATGGTGCTCCGTTTATGCGACCTTGGCCACCCAGATGGTGGTCTTGCCATCGGCCCAGAACTGGTCTGGGTGCTTTTCCCAAGGCGCTCCAACATCGTCCTTGGGCGGGGTCAGGCCAGTGGCCACGTAGATGTCGTCGATGCTGTAGATGCGGCGGGCGGTGCGGGTGGGCTGGTAGCGGTAGTCCTCCAACTCCGACAGGTCAAGGCCAATGGTGGCTGCGATGATGTGTTTCATGATGGTGCTCCGGTGGTTCAGGCCAAGTGGAATGCGGTGACTGGGATGTAGCCGTACTTTTTCCACTCCATCCGAATCAGCGGGCTGTATGGCGTTTTGCTTTTGTTTGCAGCCGACATTGCGCCATGAACTTGGGCGCGGACTTTGTAAATTTCTTTTTTGGTCATTTTGGTTTCTCCGGTTTAGGTGGGGGCCGAAGCCCCCGGTTTGTTTACAGCTTGGCGATGCGCTCGTTGGCGGTAGCGTAGGCCCAGCGGGTTGCCGCTTCTTGGCTGTCGAAAGACTTGCTGCGCTGCTGGACGCCAAACTCTTTCCACTCGCCGTTGACGCGGCGGGCGTTTTGTACCCAAGCGGCAAAGGTGGTGCCGTTGTTGTTGAGGCCGACGATGTAGCCGATCTCGCGGTCCTTGCTGTCGTAACGGCCAGAGCGCATATAGGTCTCGGTCATGTCGTTGTAGGTTGCTTCGGTCATTTCGGTTTCTCCGGTGTGGTTGTTGATGCCTCGATTGTGACGAGTTACCGGTAACGCATCAAGCGTTATTTTTAATCCCGACAAAACCGCAGGGGTATTAGATGATTTGGCTCACGATGCCCTGCTTCTTGAGCACCCGAGCCAGCACCTCGTGGTCCAGCGATGCCCTGATGGTCAACAAATAAATGAGCGGCTTAATGCCATCTTTTTGGATGTTCTCGACCCGGCTGGATGCCTGCTCCAGCGCCGACGTGCTCCACGTGCATTCCACGAACACAATGGTGTCGGCAGCGCTCAGGTCCACACCCTCGCTACATGCCCCGATGTTCCCGATAAACACCTTGGTCTTGCCCGCCTGAAAGTCGGCGATGGCCTTGTCCCGAGCGGCCCGTGGCGTGTCGCCCACCACAATCACGGGCTTGTGGGCCTTCAGCGTCTCCATCAGCCCACGGGCCACGTCCTTGTGGTGAACGAACACCACCACCGGCTCGCCGGATTGCAGCAGGTCGTCGATGAACTCGGTGGCGGGCTTCACCTTCTTCTCGCCAGCCTCGCGCATGATCTCAGCCAAACCCTCAAAGGCCAGCACCGCGTCGGGGTTCCGCACCAGAGCGTCCACGTCGAAGTCACGCTCGCGCTTGTCCACCGGCAGGTCAAAGGTGATCAGCGAGACTTGAGGTTCTTTGTAGTTCGTGAACACGTCCTCCTTCTTTCGGCGCAGGACGTGGGGCCGCATCATGTCCTTCAGCTCCGGGATGTTGCTGGCACCAGACACGTCCATGCCCCACGGGGCGACCCACATCTTGGCGTAGCGTGCAGCGAAGTCGTACCAGCCACCGCGGTAGATGCCAAGGCCGTGCAGCACCGGCCACAGCTCAATTGGACGATTGGGCACAGGCGTCCCAGAAAGTGCGAACACTTTTTTGCAGACCTTCATTAAACGCAGCGCGGCTTTTGTTCTTGCGGCTTTTGGGTTCTTGATCCGGTGGCACTCGTCAAGCACCAGCGTCTCAAACTGGGCCTTCTCGGGCAGGTACTGCAGCAGGTCGTAGTTGATGATGGTCACACCCGGCATCTTGGTCAGGCCTTGCGCCGAGGCCTTGCCGTTGACCACCAGCACCGGCGTGTCTGGGTCCAGCTTGTGGATGGCCGCGAACCACACGCTCTTGGCGATGGCGGGGCAGACGATCAGGGCCGGGAGGTGCTCCAAGGCCGCTGCAGCCGTGGGCAGCGTCTTGCCCACGCGGGGCTGGTCGGCCAAGATGGCGCGGCCTCTGGACAGGAGAAAGTTCTTGGCTTCGGTTTGGTGTGGGTAGAGTTTCATGTCCGTTATTTTGCATCACACTTCATCACTTTTCTGTGCTACATTTCAGTTGTTGCATGTCGCAACGCTTAAACCTGAAAACGAAGGAAACGAAAATGTCCACACGTGTAGTCACCGGCAAGTGCCGCTTCTCTTATTTCAACGCCTTGGCGTCCCGCAAGAACGAGCTGTCCGGCAAGGACGAGTTCAGCACACAGGTGCTGGTGCCCAAGTCCGACACCGAGACTGTTGCCGCCTTGAAGGCCGCAGCCAAGGCCGCGCTGGTCGCCAAGTTCGGCGACAAGATTCCAAAGAACGCCCGCAATCCTTTGCGCGACGGAGACACCGAGACCAAGCAGGACGGCTCGCCGTTGGGTCCAGAGTACGCTGGCCACTGGTTTTTCAACGCCAAGTCGGTCACCAAGCCCGGTGCGGTTGACGCCCATGGCCACGACCTCATTGGCTCGCAGGACATCGTGTCCGGCGACTTTGGCCGCGTGTCTCTCAATGCCTACGCCTACAGTCAGGCAGGCAACAACGGCGTGTCGTTTGGCCTGAACAACATCATGCTGGTCTCCAAGGGCGACACGCTCGGTGGTGGCCGTCCAAGTGCGGCTGCTGACTTCGGTATCACTGCAGGCAAGCCAGCACCCGCTGCCGCGACTGCAGACGTAGGAGACGATTGGTGAGAGTAAAAAGCAAAGAGGTTCAGTTGGCCACACGCCTGACGCCTGAGCAGGCCAAGCGCGTGGTCGAGTTCGCAGACACGTTCGGCATGTCGGTCTCGGCGGTCATCC